ACGCAGAGGTTGTAGCGCTCGATCACCTTGTCGGCGGTCGCTGCTTCTCCGACAAGAAACTCTCGATCCTCGGCAGGAAGTCGGGTTCGATCTGCTTCGTAATCGCGGCAGGTCTCTGGGGCGGCGGCGGCAGGCTGGAGCGGACGATCACGTCCCGCTTCGGCGGCGCGCCGCAGGCGCTCAAGAGCGCCACGATGCCGATCATCAATGCCCACAATGCGCGCTTCATACTCGGCCTCCCTCTTGGCGACCGCATCATCTGCGGCCCGCTTGAACGCGAGGAACGCGTTCGCTGCCGCGCGCCTCTCCGTGCTGATTTCGGTCTCCAGCTGCTCGAACTGAGACTCCCACTTCCGGTTCGCTTCCTCGACGCGATCGTTCCCTTCGGAACAACCGTACAAGTAGCCTGAGAGCAGCGAGACAGCGATTGCGCCTGCGGCCATCAGCCACAGGCGAGGCGACAGGAAGCCGAGCATGAGCCACTCCATCTACACGGGGTGATAGTCCGGTGGGTCATCGCGCTTCGGCTGGGAGTGGACCCAGACCTTGTGCGCCGTGCCGGCCATGAAGACGGCGACGCCGAGAGAGAAGAACGCCATCGTCTCGGGGACGTACTCGGCATGCTGGAACTTGAGCACCATCACCGATGACGACAGCGCCGTCAGGATCAAGCCCACGTGCTGTAGCCAGTTGTCCCGGTAGCCGTTGTAGAAGATCCCGGCAGTGCACATGCCGATGATCGCGATCAGTGATGCCATTGCGATGAAGACCATCATTTGCTTTCACCTCCCTTTGCGCCGAGGAGCACGCGAATCCTCTCGCGCAGGATCTCCCAGATATCACCGGGGTTGATCGCATCGATGGTGTCGTACACCTTCGCGACGATCGCCATGCTGAACATGCCGATGAGGAAGCCGACGAGGCCCTCGTTCGTGTGCATGTTGGTGTGGGTGGCGAACCAATGGGTTCCAAGATACGCCATCGCGCAGCCGCCGAGGAACATTCCGGCGAGCAGCACCGGGGGACGACGAAGGAAGAACAGCGCGATGATCGAGCCGGCAAAGCCCGGCGCCGCTGCCTTCACTTCGTGGGGAATCTGGTCAAGCAATTTCGCCTCCGAGATCTACTTGACTCGCGCGCGCGAACAGCTCGCGACGATCGTCAAGTCCGGTGGTCCCCCCGTTGATGATCTTCGTCGCTGCATCGACGGTCTTCGCCGAGCTGACTCCGTTCTGCCACCAGAACCAGCCGGCGGCATCGCACGCAGTGTCGACGTCGAGCAGGACGTCGGGCCTCTCCAGAGCTGGCACCCCAGAGTAAAGCGAGTACTTCTCGTAGTTGCTGCGGCCGGTGATCTGCAGCACGCCGCGGCCGCGATAGCGCCAGCCGTCGCCGCTTTCCTCCGGGCCATTGCCCATGCGTCCCGCGTAGACGAAGTTTGCGAGCGCCTCGGGGTTGTGCGCGTACAGGGTGGCCAGCTGCACCGACTTGAAACGCCGGGGCCATACCGCCATCAGGCGAGTCGCCGAGTAGTTCAGGCTCTCTTCGAGGCGCGTGAACATCGCGCTCTCGTGCGCGCACTGCGCCAAGAACATGGCGCGGTCTGCCGGGTCGGCGATCCACCACGCCTTCATGGCACGACCCAGCGGCGCGGCGAAGGTGTTGGCCTCCGCTGCGCCGCAACCTGTCGCTGCCATGAGGGTCTGGGCATCCATGGGCGACATGGTACGCCCCGCTTGTCTAGGGCACCACCCAGACTTGACAGGTAGCGGCGACCGCCATTAGAGTCCGCCCATCACCGGTGCTGGCGGCACCGGATTTCGAACGGAGATACAGCGTGGCGATTGTGAAGGGGCGCGCCCTCGGGCGCGGGGATCTTGGGACAACGGCTCACGCCCGTTCTCCCAGCTGGATAAAACCGGCTGCGTCTCTGGATCCTGCCCGCCAGCCCCCTCACAATCGCGCGAACGAGCCCCAGCACTGGAAACGGTGCTGGGGCTTTTTGCATTCTGACGACTCATAGCGCACGCGGACCCGGCCCTCGGCCGGCGCACTCCGCGCGATAGCAGTGGGCCTGCATGGGCCGCTCGGAAGGAAACACCGGCTGCAGTCAACCCTACGTGCATGCCGTACCGGCGTTGACTAGCGACCGGTCGAAGACGGCGGCAAAAGCGGTGAGACTGGGCTGCCATCGGAGCGAAAGAGTCTGGGAATCGGGTGGTGGAGCGCTGGCCTGCAAGCAACGGGGCCCGGCTTCACCCTTGGGGGAGCTATTGCTCAGTGAAACGTGGAAGGGGGGGGTGATGAGACCGCAACTCAGGGACTACCAGCAGGAAGCCAATCACGCACTGCGCGTGGCATTCAAGGGCGGCAAACGGAGACAGGTGCTGGTCGCACCCACCGGCGCCGGCAAGAGTGTCTGCGCACATGATCTGGTCGCCACCTCGGCGATGAAGTCGAAGCGCGTGCTGTTCGTCGTCAACAGGATCCAGCTCGTGCAGCAGTTCAGCGCGCGACTCAAGGAAGCAGGCATCGAGCACGGCATCCTGCGCGGCGACGAGACCGAGAAGGAGTGGCACCCGGTGCTGGTGGCCAGCGTGCAGACCGCGGTGAAGCGCGAGATCGACAAGCCCAACGTCATCATCGTTGACGAGGCCCATGGGGTTCCCGGCAGCAAGCACTACATCGACCTGCTCGCGAAGTTCCATGACGTGCCTGTGCTCGGGCTCACTGCAACACCGTGGGCCAAGGGCATGGGTCGGGTCAACGACAGGCTGGGCGGCGTGCTGTTCGAGCACAAGGTCGTCGCATCGAGCTACAGCAAGCTGATCGCCGGCGGCCACCTCGTGCCGTTCGAGGTGTGGGCACCGACGCTGCCGGACCTCACCGGCGTGAAGAAGCAGCGCAACCAGTTCGGCGAGCAGGACTTCAGCGAGAAGGATCTCGGCGAGGCGATGAACAAGCCGAAGCTGATCGGCGACATCGTCTCGCACTGGATGCGCATCGCGCGCGGCAAGAAGACCGTCGTCTTCGCGGTGAACATCAAGCACTCGCTGGCGATCGTCGAGGCCTTCAACAACGCCGGCGTGTCGGCCGAGCACATCGACTGCTACTGCGACAGTGACGAGCGCAAGGAGATCCTCGCCCGTGTCGACGAAGGCAAGTCGACGGTCATCTCGTGCGCTGCGCTTCTGGCGGAAGGGTGGGACCAGCCTTCGATCGAGTGCATGATCCTCGCGCGACCAACGAAGTCGAGGATCCGCTACATCCAGATGTGCGGCCGGGTGATGCGCCCGTACCCGGGCAAGACGAAGGCGATCCTCATCGACCACACCGGCTCGTGCCAAGAGCTCGGATTCCCTGACGTCGATCAGGACTACACGCTCGACGGCCACAAGCCTGATCGCAAGTCGGAGCCGAAGAAGAAGGAGCCGGCGCGCTGCCCGAAGTGCGGGTTCATCGATCACTACCGTGCGCACAAGCAGGACCAGACGTGCCCGCAGTGCGGCTACCTCATCATCACCAAGGGCAGGCACATCGAGGCCGTTGATGGCGAGCTCGAACAGGTGAAGCGCACGAAGGTCACGCAGGCGGATAAGCAGTCGTGGTACTCGCAGCTGCTCGCGATCGCGAACGAGCGCGGGCGATCGTCTGGTTGGGTGTCGAACACCTACCGCAAGAAATTCGGCGTCTGGCCGCGCGGCCTGTACGACTCACCGATCGAGCCGACACCAGAGGTGCGTGGATACGTCAAGCATCTCGACATCCGCTACGCGAAGAGCCAGCAGGCCGTGAAGAGGAGCATCGAGAATGCAGGCTGAAGAATTCGTCCGCCTCCTCAAGGGCACCTACGGCAAGAGCCCGTCGTGGCGCGCGATCTGCCCGGCGCACCGTAGCAAGGAGAACACACGATCGCTGTCGATCAAGGAGACCCGTGATGGGTCGATCCTGATGCGCTGCTTTGCAGGGTGCGACGTCGTTGACATTACCTCTGCAGTAGGAGTAGATTTGCGCGACCTCATGCCAGACGGTGAGGGGAAAGGCAAGCGAGGGATGTTCCGGCGCGAGGCGCTTGCGAGGTTGAATGGAGACCTCATGCTCGCGTGGGTGTTCCTGCAGGACGTCTCGTCGGGTCGGCCGATCAAGCCGGGCGATAGGGCGAAGGCAAGAGAGTGCGCGCGGCGACTGTCTGTCGCGCTTCAAGAGATCGCAGGATAGGGGGGGTTATGAACGCAGTGGTTCCGAAGCTGTCTTTCGAGGAGCAGATCAAGAACAAGATCCGCGAATCGATCGGCGAGCTGATGACCGATGAGGATCTGAAGAAACTCATCGACGCAACGATGGGCGACGTCCTGCTCAAGGAGAGGGTCGTCCAACGCACCAACAGCTACGGGTACGCGAGCAGCGATCGATGCGAGCCGCTGCTCAAGGAAGTCCTGACCGAGCTGCTCAAGGATCGCGTGAAGCTCTCCGTCGACGACTACCTGAAGCGGAACGAGAACGTCATCAGGATCGCAGTCGACGAGGCGATCGCCGGCGGCATCCTCCGGTACTTGGTCAGCCAGATCGACATGAAGCTGGGCAGCGCAACGTCCGACATGGGCCAGCAGATCCTGCGTCGCCTCGGCGTTCAGGTGTGACCATGATCGACATCGACGCCGAGATCGCGGCGGCGCGCAAGCGCCTCGCCGACAAGACCGCGCGCAGCTGCGGTCAATCACTGCGGTGGGCAAGGCACAGGATCGCGATCGACCAAGCGTCGTTCGAGTACACCCTCGGCCTGCTCTGCAACAGCCTGCGCAAAGATGCGCTGGCCGGCATCGTGCGCCCCGGGTGGGGGTATGCCGACCACGTGAAGCACGCTCTCATGCTCGCCAGCGAGCGCAAGCTGGTCGACAACATGCAACGCGCCAACAGGACGGCTTAGCCATGGACCCCAAGTTCATCGTTTACAACGGCGAGGCCCAGCTCCTCGCGTGGAGCAACACCCACAACGCCGGCCCGAAGATCACGGTGGCGCTGCCGAATGAAGAGGCGCTCGACCGGTTCAAGGCGCTGACTCTCAAGTCCGGCAAGCAGGCCGGGCAGCGCCTCGCCCTTGCCGTCGTTGCCGTCGGTGACGACGAGAAGCCCATCGTTCAGGAGCTGGTTCCCTCGCGCGAAGTGCTGGGCATGGGCGTGCTCGCCAAGACAGCGGCGATGATGTGCGCGAACCCGGACTTCCAACGCTGGCTCGTGCGCACGTTCCCGACGATCGCCGAGGAGGTCGCGAGCGAAGGCCAGTCGACAACGGAGCTCAGCGCAGAGATCGTGCGCTCCGTGTGCTGTGTCGGTAGCCGCGCAGAGCTCGACACCAACGACATCGCGGCCACCATCTTCCACACGAAGGTCCGCAAGCCCTACTACAGCTCGCTCACCGGAGGCCACAGTGCTTAAGCTGCCCAACCAAGTCATCGCCGCGATCGCAGCGATGCAGCAGGTCTCGTCCAAGTTCGGCCGCTCCACGAAGAAGGGGCCGGGCCGCTTCCATCGCCGCACCGAGCGCAAGGTCAAGACGAAGACGCCGCGCTTCGGCATGCTGCGCTGATCAGGTTTTAAGGGGCTAGGCGCCTGCCCCGGCAAAGGCGCCTCTATTGGGGGGTATTGAATGAAGACGATGGCATTGGCAGTGCTCGTGGCGCTCGCGCTCGTGGCCTGCAGCAAGGACGTGTCCTTCGACACACTGGAGACTGCGCGCAAGCAGGCGAAGGAGAACGCCGAATACAACGCGCGGGCATGGCGCGCGCAGGCGCCCATCTTCGCTTCGCTGGGCATGATCTCGCGCGGCGACAGCACGCAGGCGCCCGCGTGCCCACAGGGCGACGGCTGGGCCAGCATCGACCTCGTCGACACCACGACAGGTAAGGTGATGGCCAAGCTGAAGTGCTCGACCGTCAGCGACAGCGTCGGCTGCCGCAAGGACGAGGACTTCAAGTCGAGTCCCTACGCGAACGAGGACGGCCGCTGCCAAGGCGTGGAGAAGGTGCCGCATCCTCTGCCGAAGATCGCGAAATGACGGCCGTCGGTCTGTTCGCCGGCCGCGGCGACGTGATCCTGTCGATGGGGCTGGCGCTGCTGTTCGGGTGCTGGGCCGGCTGGCAACTGCGCGGCCTGTGGACTCGCTTCAAGAACAGGCAGCAGTGAACGTCGGCGAGTACATGGGCCGAGTCGCCGAGCTTGGCTGCCTGATCTGCGGCAGCCCGGCGCAGCTCCACCATCCACGCATGGGGCAAGGCAAAGCGCAGCGCGCGCAGGACTGGCTCGTCGTGCCCCTGTGCCCAACGCACCACAATCCACCGGAGGGCATCCACTCAACGTAGACCATCAACGCGAGAAACAGACACGACGACGTAGAC